CTGTTAGAACAGCGGCTACAACAGAGTCAATGGAGGCTGCAGCGTTATAAGCGATGATGTCAGCAAGAGCTGAATCAACATCGTTGAAAGAAGTTAGGTTTAACTTCTTAGTAGTTGTTACGGCTGAGCCGTATTCTTGTAGTGTAACCGCAACTTGTGTTGGATTACCAAGAGCAATAGAAGAAACGTCAGATGCTTCTGTCAATGTAGATGTAGCTTGAGCTAGATCTGAATAGATTGAGAATACAACTGATGATCCTGGCATTGCCTGTTGCACTGGCTTGACGTCTGCAAGAGCACGCATAACAGGAATGGAACGTAGTGCCATTCTTACATATTGATCATATGCTGTTTGTACGAGGTTGCTTATCGCCGAGGTACCAGTGAGCGAACCACCTGGAATTGCCATTTAGCGTTAGCCTTTCGGATTGTTGTTAGAGTCCAGAATTACGAATGACTTCGTCAAGCTCCTCTTTTGAGTTAGCGCTCATAAGTTTACGAAGAACGTCATCACCTGAGTCTGGTGTTAAACCAGATTCGACAGCGTTATTCATCTTCTTGTAAGCAGCAGCTTGTGCTGGGTCAACCACGTTCTGGTTAGATTCTTGTGACTCGATACCGAATACGTCGCCGTAATCGTCAAGCCACTTAGACAAAGACTCCTCAGTTGGGTCAATGTCCTGTGGGATAAATGCAGATATTTTCTTATTTATCCCGCGAGCTTCGAGGACATCTTTAATAGCTCGTTCTCTTTGTGCTTTGGATAGACCATCAAATTGAGCACGAAGCTCTTGAAGTTCTTTATCCTTTTGCTTACCTGCTTTACGCAGTTGTTTGACGAGATCATTGTTTTGGTTTGAAGAAGAATCTTCAAAGTCAAAGTCGTCGTCCTCGTAGTCGTTATTGGACATAGTCCATCTCCCTATCATTGTTTGATTACGCCAGCCTCATATTCCGTTGGGGAACGGGTATGGCTCTGACTCCTGGTCTTAATATCGCTCCACTAGGCCAGTAGTTCTAGTGGCAGGATTAGTTTAGAAGGCGCCTGCGCCTGATTCACGGTACATACCAGCACTTGATGCACGGTCACGGCTTAACGCATTTTGAGCCGCACCTGATGAACCAGCAAATTTTGCTTGTTCAAGTGCTGATAATTTTCTACGTCGTTCTGCAGCGTTTACTGCACCGCCTGTACCAAATACTTCTGCTTCAGCAACTGCTTGTGTGTAAGGGTCTTGCTTGTAAATGTCAGCAAGTTGTGACGCACGTGGTAATAATCCACCGATTGTTTCATAACCTTGTTGTGCCTGTTGCTTTGTAATTCCATAACGGGCTAGATTCTCTGCTGTTGTAGCCTCAGTTGTTAATCCTTGAGCAAGGGCAGCACCACCGATTTCAGCTGCAGTAACCTTACGTTTAATCATATCTAGCGCCTTGGTTGGGTCAAGTGTATAAGCCAAGATATCGCCATTAGTAATGTCTGGGTAGAAAGCCTTGAGTGCTTTATACACTTCTGGGTTTGCATTTACTACACGGTTTTGTGCAGTCATAACGCGGTCTTCTAATTCTGTAGCAGATACGTCATTAGCAATAAGTTGATTAAACCCAGCCTGTGTACCTAGTGAATCCTTTGAATAGTAGGATGCAGGAAGTCCATAGTTACGCATAATGTTTTGGTATGAGTCTTCCATTGCTAGATATTCTGCTGGTCGAAGCGCTGTTAAACCTTTAGCAATACGGTCAGCATTAGCACTAAAACGTTTTTTGTAAGCATCTGTTTGTTGTAAACGTAATGAAAACTCTGAAGGTGAAACGTTATCCATTACAAGACCTTTAAGCGGTTCTACTAAAGCACCTAATCCATAACGGTTAAACTCTTCAAGCAAAATGTCATATGCAGATTTACGTGCTGCTTGGTCTGCAGGTGTTCCTAGTCCACCTGTGCCAGTTAGATTCCCAGCACCTGAACCACCTGTGCCGCCTCCACCACCAACGCTACCCACTCCAGTTTCTGCACCTACAGTATTTACATATTCTTGTTGGCTAACTTCTTTACCTTGAACATAATATTTACCAGAGTTAGATACACCAGTCTTGGCAGATGAAGTAAATATAGAATCGCTATTCATTAAATTGTTTGGATCTTTTGCTATATTAGAAGCAAACTCTGCTTTATCAATAATTGCTTGAAGTTCTAGTCCAAGTTTAACATCACCAAGTGCTGCTTTAGATGATTCAACAAATGCTTTTCTTTTAGTAGGATCTGTAATTTCATTAGCACGAGCCGCAAGATTTTCAATAGTTGTCTTTTGCTTAGCTAGTGTTTGCCCTGTAGTAGATTTACCAGCTGTATATGCTGCTTGTTCTTTTGCTTGAGCCGCAGCATCTACTGCAGCAGCACGTGAGCCAGCCGCTTTTGCCTGTTCATCGGCTGTGCTAAAACTAAGTGTCTCTCTATCGAATGCGCCAGCCATCATTACCCCATAAATCCAAAGTCTTGAAGGACTTTAGTAACTGAATTGGAAACATCTTCACGTGCATTGTTTGTATATTGCCAACGTGCATCTTTACGAAGCGCTCGTTGGAAATCATAGATAGGCATTTCGCCATTAGCACCAATAGCACTACGAAGTGTTGGGTCATTAAGATTGATAGCATCTGGGTTTAATTCTAATGTCTGGTACATAACGTTCTTGTATGGAGCATAGATTGTTTCAAGGTCTGTTCCATCAGCCATAAGTTTTTTAATGTTATCTGGTAAACCAAGCGCTGCTGTGTCACGGATAGACTTCTTAATAACGTTAATATCTTCGCCATTTTGAATACGCTTGTTCCATTCCTGTAATTGGAATGGATTAGGAGTAAGGCCATTGGCTTTTGCTGTAGACATAAGAGTCTCTGTATTAAGAGCAGTCTTGCTTTCAATACGCTTCTTAAATTCAGGTCGAGCTTTAACAATTTCATCCAAGAACTGATTACGGTCAAGACCACCAGTAGTAAGACCATTAACAGTCTTTTGTGGGTTCTTCTTTTCAGCCGCATTAAGTTTCTTTGTAATGGTATCAATTTCAGCCTTAGTTGCATCACGATTAAGGTTGCGTTGGTAGGCATCATTGATAAGTCCTGCTGCTGTTGTTAAAGGTGAGATAGTTGCGTATGCTTTTGGAGCACCAGTGCCAGTGGCACCAGTCTTTTTCTCTGCAAGAAATTCATCTACAGTTGCATACTTCTTACCTAAACGTGTTTCTGCTGTTATTTGTTCTTGCTGTGCTAATAGAAGCGCATCTGCAATAGCAAGTGTGTTGCCTTTAGATCCAGATACTTTTACTTTATATCCAGCATCTTTTAACTTTTGGGCAAATAATTTACGCTCAGCATCAGACATTGCATAAAGTGCAGCTGCGGAATCTTGAACTGTATTTGCAGTTGTTGGACCAAATCCAGTGTATGGGTTAGGAGCAGTGTTAGAGGCTGTTGACTGCTTTGGTATGCCACCAGTGGTCCAGCTATCGGGTGCAAATCCCATTTTAGTCTCCTACCAATCTTGAGAAAATCACGTTATACACATTAAGTGCGTTTGGATTGCTCTCAGCTAACTTTTGAAGTTGTGTTCTTACATTTTGTTGTAAAATATCTTTATACGCATTAGATGATGCACCTGAGCCAACAGTCAAATCTTTGTTGTAAACATATCTATTATAGATTTCTGACATTTGAGAAATGATGTCAAAAGCCTGTGGGTTGGCCTTACGTACAGACGGATCAAGCAACATATTCTGCAAGTCTTTATAGGCAACCTGACGTTTAATAGCGCGTTCAGAACCCTGACCTAGTTCAGACTGAAGCAATGGACGAGCACCTTTGAATTGAGTTGACCATTCATCCCATTTATCTTTAAGTGCTTTCTTTGCTGGGTCTGAATATGTCTGCGCCAGTTGTGCGTCAAAGTTATCTTTTTGTTGGTAATAGAACTGTACGTCACGAGCTGTTGAAACATCCTGTAAGAACGTTTCTACGCGCTTGCTCTTTGTAAGACCTTGTGAAATAAGTAACTTATAGGCATCAAAGTTAAACTCACCAACACGAGGCATTAGGAACATAGAACCTTCACGGTACTTGTCTACAACATCGTTATTGTTCTTTAGCCATTCAATGCTTCCGTCAATAGCACGAGCTGATGTGACTGTATCAGTCTCAGATTCACCAACTGTGTATGGCATTTGCTCTGGATAAAGACTAATCCATTCTTGCATTGCTCTATCAACGTTACCGTCGTAACGATTGACAAGGTTATTGTAGACTTGCTTAAAGTTTACACGCTCGTTATCTCTAGCCCATTGTGCCATTTCAGATTTAAGCGTTGTCTGAGGTGACGCTGGAGCAAAGAAACCAGTAATAAAGCGAACAGCCAAGATAGATGCAGAAGAAGCCTGCAATTTATTCTTGTATTCTTCTAATTCTGCAGGAGTTGGAGCAACCCATTGTTGAGTTGCTTCATTCCACGTTGGTTTTACACCGTGACCTGTAGCCTCAAGGTATGTTGCAGCCTTACGCATAGCAGATGCGTACTGAGAGTTACGCTCATTACGATCCATTGTTGAAAGGAAACGTGTTAAGTGTGCTGGAAAAATAGCATTAATCATTGGTTGGTCTTCTGAGTACTTACCAAGCAATGCTTTTTCCAAACCATCAAATTGTGGTACTAGATTAAACACAAATTTCAGTGGAAGTGCAGCTACTGGTCCAGCAAATGTTGGAAACAGTGAATCTGGGTTCATTGATGGGGTAATCATATTTAATTTACCGCCAAACTCCACTGGCATAGGAGTCTTAAACGCTTCTGGAGCACCAAACATTGATGCAATACCACTCATTGTCTGATACACAGGTGTTAATCCTGGATAGAAGAAGTATGAATCTCCGTTATCGTCTTGTTGTACAAAGCCAGAGTGTGTAATTCCTTCGTAAGTAAGGGTTGCACGACGAATTGACTCTGGGTTGTAACGCACTGTGCGATATACACGGCGATAGAAGTCTTCTGTTGCACGATAAAAGCGTGCAAAGTTACGTGCAGACATAGCAAGCTGACTGCGAACTGCAGGGTTATCTACATATGAAAGAACGCGGTTCTTTGCAAGGTCTTCTGCTGTAGCAAGAATTTGTTTTCTTGCATACTCTTCAGCCTTGATAAGTTTTTCGCCTTCAAGACCTTTAGTGTAAAAATCCATTACGTGTTTTTCGTAGCCTGAGTCAGCCATTTCCTTGCGGTATCTAATAAGTTCATTAAGAACAATAGGTTCACGTGAGAATCGAGCATTAGCCTCACCCATAGCATCCCACGCACGATCCGTTAGGCTTGCTGCAAAGTTACCGCTTTCAGCAACTGGAACAAGCGTTGGGCCTGATATAAATTCAGGAGTAAGCGCTGTGTCTTTAGCAGTTGGTAAATCTTCGATAGATAGTTCTTTAGTAGATACAACTATGTTACCGTCTTTATCTACTTTGCGAACTTTGGCAAGAAGGTTTTTGTTAATATCACCGTTGCGCTTTGAGTAAAGGTTCTTTACTGCATCATAGGCTTTCTTAGCGTGGACATTAATGTTTCCACCAAGACCTTCTGAGTATAATTCAAAACGCTTGAGTTCTGCTTCAGGTAGTTTTGAAAGATATGTAGCCATTTCACGAAGTGCTATTTCTTCATCGTCAAGATGCTTAACTGCAATTTTGGCAAGAGCATCATTTGATGTAATGCCTAATTGGATAAGCCAAGACATACGAGATTGTTCACTTGCTACTGGGTTAAAGTTTGTAAATGCTTTTTCTCCAGTAGATTGAACATACTTTGCGCCATTGATTTCAATAGGTTCCATCTTGCCGTATTTGGCAACGTCATTGGCTGCAGAAAGGTATTGGTCTCCACCACTGTAAGCGTTCTTTCCACCTTCTGAAATGTCTGCAAGAAGGTTGTCAAGGTTGCCATATTTAGCAAACTCAGCAATGTACTTAGCACCTTCTGGATCTACTTTGTATCCTAGGCTATTGTGCATTACCGCTTCAGCCATAATAGAACGGACATCATCCGCACTTGTTGCAGCATCAAGTTTTGCTTTGTAAGCAGCAAGTTCTTTACGGCGAACAAGTTTTTGAATTACTCCTAATTCATTTGCTTGCATATTAAGAGTGGCTTGGTTTTTAAGAACCTTACCAATACTTTCTCCACCAGTGCCGCCACGTGCAAGACGTAGACGAGATGAAAGCAAGCGTCCTTTGACGATTCCCCAAGGAGAATCACCGATAGCAAGGTGAACCATAAGGTCTTCTGTTGCGTTACGAAGAGCAAAGCGAGGACCAGCAAGAGTTCCAATAGTCCATAGAGAAGTCATCTTCTCGACCCACTTTTGGTGGGATAGACCCATAACGTGACCAATAAGACCAGCACGTGCTGACAATCGGTCAAGATCTACAATGGATGGAACTGCAATACCAGATGATAACTGGTATGGAAATAGAGCAACTTGTTGTCCGTTAAAGTTAGCAGGGTTTCCCTTGTTAACTCCATCTACAACAATGTCTGCAGCGTATTTCTTTTCAAGTCCACGTCCTGCAAACTCTTCCATATATGTCATACCTGCTTGTGACTTAGGTACGCCACGAATCTCAGCTACGGTGTTCCATAAACCTTTGAAAATTTGTTTCTTTTGACCTTCAGTACCAGCAGCAAATGCTTCAGCAATAATCTTGCTGTGATAGCGGCTATTAGTTAAACGTGAAATGCGGTAAATCTGGTCACTTGCATTAGCCGAAGAAACATCAAAGAAGCCATTTGGAAAATATGGGATAGTTGTAAACTTAGCAGCAAAACGATCTAGGCGCCCTTGAATCTGGTTAGTTGAAAAACGAACAACTCCAGTAGGTCCTTTGAGTTTTCCAACTCTACCTTCAAGTATTGCTGCACGGTCTGAACCTGCAACAAGACCTGCGTTAATATCATCATAAGCAGGTGCTGTTCCATACAAAGCGCTAACTAACTTTTGACCAACTTTGTCAATGTTAAGAATTTTATCGCCTGCAGTTAAAGCGCTAATACGAAGTTGACGAGACATATCAAGGCGTGGAATTAATGGAGTTACACGTGCTGCCTGACCACTAATAATTGCTTTAACGTCTGCGTGATTGGCAAGATAGTTTTTTGCTGTTTCAGCATTCTTTACGCCAGCTTTAATAAATTCATCAATCGCTGATGGACCAAACTCTGGAGCAATACGGCGAAGCATAGTTGCTGCTTCTGTTGCTTTAAGAATGTCTTTACCTTTACGGGCCTTGCCTAGTTCATCTAGTTGAGTACCGTAGGTATCAAAGAATTGAACCACACGTGGATTAGTAAATACTTTATCTACGTTTTGTGCGTTGCCAGCAATCTTAAACATTGCATAGTTAGCAGCATCGTAGGCTTTCTTAGCTTTACCTAATGCAAGTGTTGGATCTGCAAAAACTCGATAAGCAGTATCTACTGTGCCAGAGATTCCTTTGTATAAAGGTCCTGAACCTTCTAGGCTTTCTGGAAGAAGCATATTTGCTGCTTGGCGACCAGGAGAATACTTGGCTGCTTTTACTGCATCAATAGCACTTTGAAAAAGGTTATCTTTATTTTGTGCAGCATCTGCTGCAATTTTTTGTTCTGCTGGAGTACCAGTTGCCTGAATCTCATCTAACGTCATACCTTGGTCTGCTTTAATTGCAACAGATATACGGTCAGGAGTATACTTTTGTTTTGCGTCTTCAATACGTTTAGGGTCTAGTACTAATTCGCCTTTGTCATTTGCAATATCCCAAGCAGCCTTGATGCCTGTTAGACCACCTTTAGGCAAGGTATCTGCTTGTGTTCTAGCAACTTCAGAGGTACGGTAAAGGCGAGTCATAAGATCGCCAACTTCAGTTAAACCTGCAATAGCTGCTTTACCAAATCCAAATACTGGATTGTAATAATGCTTGACTGTATCGAACCAACCAGTTTTTTGTGTTTTGCCGTCATCGGCAAACATTGTTGTAAGACCTTGTTGTTGAGTTTGTGGAAGTGATTGAAACTTTTGCTGTGCTTGTGTTGCAGGCAAGTTTAATAAAGTA